GGTTTACAAACATGATGGCTAACATCTTGTACAAGCATGAGCGCAAGATGCGTAAGCTACCGGAAGCTCCGCGAGATATGACAATCAAAGATATGGAGCACGTGACTCCTATCTTGCTGGAGGGTGCGTCACCTCTCACCCTACCCGCCAATGTCAGGCAGAAGGTCGAGGATATTCACAAGTACATCAACAAGCGTAGTGACACCCATATGGAGTGGGAGCAGCACGTGCGAGAGATGTTCGGGCGAGAAAAGTGGGTGATCTTGCCCCGCAGATATATCGACAACACTCGCGTGTACACGGTGGGTGCGTTCAAGTCCCCCGACGAGCCGATGGGCAAGTGGATCAAGAACCCATCTTTGTACAGTGACACTGTTAACTCTTTTGAGATAACGCAGCCGTTCTTCACATACCGCACGCTGGAGGATTTGCCAGATGACTTGCAAGGCCTGATGACGATGCAGCAGCATATGCTGAAGACATCACACATGAACTACGTCAGTGGCACAAACAACATGGTGCCCTACACTGGATCAACTGACAGTGTGATCTGGCCTGAGATGAATAGCGGTGTCTATGATGTCTCTGGTGATACTGTGGCTTACATCTTGGATAAATGAGGTAACGATGACCCCTGAAGCAAAAGTTAAAAAGAAAGTGCGCGAGTTGTTGGAGAAGTACGGCGCGTACTACGCCATGCCTGTCACGGGTGGCTACGGTGCTTCAGGGGTTCCTGATTTTTTAATCTGTCATCATGGGAGGTTCATAGGCGTAGAGTGTAAAGCAGGTACGAACAAACCAACCGCACTTCAGTTAAGCAATATGAAAAAGATAGAGCTTGCTGATGGTGTGGCGCTGGTAGTGAACGAAGACAATTTAGATCGACTGGAAAAACTTTTGAAAGGAATTAACTATGAAGAAGCAAAGTAAAACCGCACAGATTCGTGCGCTGTTGGAAGCTGGCAAGAGCGTGAAAGAAGTTGCAGCGAAGCTGAAGGTCAAGCCTGCCGCTGTGTATCAGGTACGTTACAAGGTGGCGAAGGATGAGAAGGCTGTAGACGAGAAAGCTGTACATGAAGTTCTCGCTACGCCCGTCTTCGACCCCGTGAATCACCCGACGCATTACACCACTGGCAAGATTGAAACTATCGACTACATTGATGCCAAGGGCTTTTACTACTGTCTGGGCAACGCCATCAAGTACGTGAGCCGCGCCCCGCACAAGGGTAAGTATGTCGAAGACTTGAAGAAAGCTATCTGGTACATCAATCACGCAATCAAACTTCACGAGGAGGGCAGAGGATGAGCAAGACACAAGAGCAACTGGACGAGGAGTTGATGATGTCGCTCCTGCCGACTATCGACGATATGTTCAATAAAATCTTCCCTGCGAAGACGTTCTGCGAGGCAGAAGAAGACATCGAGGACGAGAGTGAAGACGATGAAAATAACTCCTAGAACAGAGCTTGTTCTCACGTTGTTTTTCTTCTCGCTCATGGGAATGTTTTTCGGAGCGGTGCTTATCGGTTGGCTCATGGGGTGCGGCGAGCATTACGTGGATGCTAACGGTGTCACACACAACTACGAGTGCTTTAAATGAACAAGTACGAACAGGATGAACTAAAGCATTGGAAGAAAGAGTTCTACCGGACTCTTGAGGAAGCCGAGCAGGCAACCGGGCAGTACTGGGCGAGCAGTCAGTGGAAAGAAGATGCTGATCGTCTGGGGCAGGAAGCTGCCGCCGTGTGCTTCCTTTCATTCACTGCATTTGCAGTGGGCATATATTTGCTGGGACTGCGTCAATGAAAGAGAGAGACAGATACCACAAACTTACTCTTGCCGAAACACCCAAGAAACAAAAGCAAGAGCAGCAAGACGAGATCACGCGTCAGATTGCTTATTATTTGGCGAAAGGTAAGAAGATTACACAGATTCCTAGAGGACAAGGAGCAGGCAACAGTGACGAACGAAACTTCTAGTACATGCCGAGTTAAATCTTATGGGCGGCTTGAAGCCGAGGTTCAAAGTCTTGAGAAACAGGTTGAGTTTTATCGGGCTGAGCTTGAGGACGCTGCGCGAGCCGAGCGCCACCGTGCGTGTTTGATTGTAAGAAAATATTTTGGCGAGTGCGAAGACACGCGCTGGGCTATCGAAGAACTTTTGGGGGATGACGTATGAGTGGCAACAAGCTAAGCAAAGAAGTGGCGAGCAACTACATCAAGGCAGCGCGGACTGTGATCTGCCAATACTGTTCCAAGATACGCTCGACAGAGAACCTGTACCAGACCAAGCCACGCATCAAGTGCAACGAGTGCAACGAAAAACGTGGAGGGTACAAGTGATGGACAGAGACGATATCATCCGCATGGCGCGGGAGGCTGGATGGGATTTGGAATGGGGTGGCACCACCATCGAACAGGTGCAGAACTTCGCTAATCTTGTAGCGGAGCGTGAGCGCGAGGCGTGTGCGCTGGTTGCCGACATAGTGGCGCGTGAGATTGACGATACCAACGGCACTGCGACCTATATTGCCAATGCCATCCGCGCACGGGGAGGTGAGTGATGTTTGATACATGGCATGACCCCGCGTTCGGTGCGTTGATGTTGTGGGTGTGGACTCTCTGGGCTTACCCAGATACGGGCGTGGTGATTGAATGATTTGTCCTAAGTGTGGGGAAAACTTTTTTAGTAGGAATTATTCAACTCGCTCTTTACATAAAACGGTCAAGTGTCCACAGTGTAAGCACAGATTTCCCGCCCCCCTGCGGGCTGATTTGCGCCGGTTGATAAAAGAAGTACTGACTGATGATTTGTTTGATGGCACGTGGCGCAATCTAGATGTTCTAGGGCGTGTGAAATGGTTAGTTCATAAAGTGAAAGACACAGTTCGCAAGGAGTGAACGATGTTTGTGACATTAGACTTTGAGACTTTTTACCGGCAGGGTATGAGTCTTACCAACCTCACGACAGAGGAGTACATAAACAACCCGGAGTTTCACGAGATAGGGCTGGGTTTGAAGGTAAGCGACGAGCCTACTGAATGGATCGTGGGTCACGATAATATCAAGGCACGGCTAGCGAGGATTGATTGGAGTAGAGCGGCTGTACTCTGCCATAACACTCTGTTCGATGGCGCAATACTGGCGTGGCGATTCGGCGTTGTCCCGTCGTTTTACTTCGACACTCTCTGCATGGCGCGAGCGATACACGGGGTGGACGCAGGCGGTTCGCTAGCAGCACTGGTTTCTCGCTACGGGCTGGGCGCAAAAGGTACGGAGGTGGTCAATGCGTTCGGCAAGCGGCTGGAGGACTTTTCCCCGGAAGAACTTGCTCGCTACGGCGACTACTGCATAAACGACGTAGAACTCACGCTGGCGTTGTTTGTAAAGCTGTCTCATAACTTTCCCACAAACGAGTTTGATCTGATCGACATGACGATCAGGATGTTCACGTGCCCTACGCTTTACGTAGACGACGCGCTGTTGGTTGAGCGCCTTGAGCAAGTACGCGAAGAGAAAAGCGAGTTACTGTCCGGGCTTATGCAGGAGCTTGGCTGCGAGGATGAGGAGGCGGTGCGTAAGAAACTGTCTAGTAACCCTCAGTTTGCTGCGATCCTTGAGCAGCGCGGCGTGACGGTGCCTAAGAAAATAAGCCCTGCTACAGGCAAAGAGACATACGCGCTTGCCAAGAACGACGAGGGGTTTATCGCCCTTCAAGAACACGAAGACCCTATCGTGCAGCAGTTGTGTGCGGTACGGCTGGGCACCAAGTCCACGCTGGAGGAGTCGCGGATCGAGCGGTTCATCGGCATCGGTGCGCGAAACAAAGGCAAGCTGCCTATCCCTCTGAAGTACTACGGGGCGCATACCGGCAGATGGAGCGGGCTGGACTCAGTGAACTTCCAGAACCTGCCCAGCAGGGATAAGAAAAAGAAGTCGCTGAAGAACTCCATCATGGCCCCACCGGGGCACGTGATCGTTGACTGCGATTCTTCACAGATCGAAGCGCGGGTGCTTGCGTGGTGGGCTGGACAGGATGACGTAGTGCAGGCGTTCGCCCGCAAGGAGGACATCTACTGCCAAGACGCCAGCAAGGTCTACGGACGCACTATTACTAAAGCCGATCCGGTCGAGCGGTTTGTAGGCAAGACCATGCGGCTTGGGCTTGGGTACGGTACTGGCGCAGCGAAGTTACAGCACACACTGAAGACAACCCCACCGGGGGCAGACCCCTCACTGGAAGAGTGCAAGCAGTGGGTGAACACGTGGCGCACGGCCAACTACGAGATCACGGCGCTGTGGCGTGAGTGTGATCAGGCACTTAACTACATGATGAGTGGTGCGACAAAGCCCATTCCGCTGGGCCTACACGGCATCGTGACGGTCAGTGCCGAAGGCGTTAGGTTACCTAACGGTTTGTACATCCGGTACAACAAGCTCAGACGAGACGGCGAGAAAGTTATCTACGACAGCCGCAAAGGCCCTCAGAACATTTGGGGTGGGGCAATGGTCGAGAACATTGTGCAGGCGTTGGCGCGGATCGTTGTAGGGCAGCAGATGCTCTGGATACAGAAGCAGTACGCAGTTGTGCTGACGGTTCACGACGCTGCTATGTGCGTGGTGCCCGAAGAAGACTTGACTAATGCGCTGGAGTACGTAACCTTGTGTATGTCCACGACCCCTCAGTGGGCACAAGGCTTACCTATTGCCTGCGAAGCCAAGCACGGCACCTCATACGGAACCTGTAAATGATAAAGTGGTCTTTCAGTGGTTTGAAAGATTTCGCCAACTGCCCCCGGCAGTACAACGAGATCAAAGTCCGGCAGAACTTTACCAAGGGCGTCACGCAACAGATGTTGTATGGCACTGAGGTACACAAAGCACTGGAAGACTACACGCGGGAGGGCACGGAGCTACCCGCCTTCTACAAAAAGTATCAGCCCATGTTGGACGCGCTACTGGAGATTCCCGGCACGCGATACCCAGAGCATAAGATGGCGTTGACTGAGGCAAAGGAGCCGTGCGCGTTCGACGCGGATGAGTATTGGGTGCGTGGAATCGCTGACTTGCTGATCGTGGATGGACCAGATGCGTACATCATTGACTACAAGACGGGCAGTGCGAAGTACCCGGACACCAATCAGTTAAAGCTGATGGCTCTCATG